GTCAACATACCTTTAGCGCGACTAATGGATACAATGTAACAGCTCACCCTCATTTTAATGCTGGTGGTGGCGGTAATTACTCCATAGGTTCAGGAAGTGCTAATATTACTGCGGGGGCTACCTCATCAAATGTGACTATGTCAGGTGGTGATGTAGGTTATGCCTCAATGTTCACAAATTAAGGAAAGCTATGCCAGTTCAACCCACAGATTTATTTTTAGCCAATAGAAATAATGTTTCCTACCGAACCACAGGTCTTGAAGTCGCTGAATATGTTAATACAGGTGTGAATTTAGAATCATTAGGCATTCCAAATCATGAACAAGTAGTAGTCAGCCCCACAGGCGATGTGACTGCTACAAGTTTTACAGGTGATGGCTCTAACTTAACCAATGTGTCTCAACCTACATTAGCATCTTTGAACATTCCTAACCATAATCTTGTAACTGTCAATGCTAATGGTGATGTGACTGCTAATAGTTTTTCAGGTAATGGTTCTAATTTAACAGGAATTCAAGCTGGAACATGGGAAAAAATAGCCTCATCAGGCACAGCAAGTGGTGCTTTAGCAACTGTGGTATTTGATAACTTTACAGGCTATAAATATGTGAAAGTTTATTGCACCCTAAGGTCTTTTACATCAGGTTCATCTAATAGACAGGCTAGATTAAGGTTTATTAATTCAAGTGGTGCAAGTGCAACCAATAGTAATTATTATGGTGGGGTTAATGGTTTAGATCAGGGTGGCGCTCATATGGCAACCAACACAGGTTCTAATGGAGACCATGGTAAACTTGTGCTTGATTCAAATTCTAACTTACCTTTGAATTCCGCTAGTGGAACACTCTGTGAATTTTTTATGAAAGTAGGCACTTATCCTATTATTCAGTACACTATGACTAACTTTGGTTCATGGAATAACTCAACAGGTTGGGGTTATGGTAAAGTGAATGGATTTATTGGAATGCACTCTAATACTAATTGCAGAGGTTTCCAACTTTATGATAGTAGTGGAAATACAATGGGTTGGTTAGATTATTACATTGAAGGGTTAAAAGTATAATGTTAGGCTTTCATGCAATATCAGAAGCACCTATAAGTGCATTATCGGGTGCAGAATTAGGAGGTAGTGCTTCTATACTTACATCTTCTGATTTACAAGTATTAGCAACTCTTGTAAAACAAGGTAAGGCTACTTTCACAACCTCATCAGATCTAGACATCTTTGCTGAAGTAGAAAACTTTGGTAGCTTTATTAGCATAAATGGTGTTGCAGAACTGTCTGCTAAAGGCAGTATGGTGATGAACATCACAGGCATTAATATTGATGGCAAAACTCACTTTGTATGCAAAGGTGAAAAATTAGGCGAAGGCTGGGTTAGGATAACTCCTAGCACAGATGAATGGGATAATAATACAACTTGGTAAGGAATTACAATGGCAAAAAATAATGTTTCTGATTGGGATGGTGTAACCGCTTCCAATAATACAGATGTAGGTGGTATCAACATTTCTGAAGGCATGCCCCCCTCAAATGTGAATGACTCCCTCCGCGAAATTATGCGACAAGTCAGGGCATGGCAATCAGGTGATGCAGTAGTCGATAGTGTTTATAATGGACAAACCACATTTAATGCTGATGTAACTTTTAATTACACTATGACTTTAGGTAATGGCACAGGTGATGCTGGTCAATACATTAAGTCTATGGGTTCTAATTCTGCACCTGTTTGGGAAAGCCTAACCGATCTAGCACTACAAACAAAAAATGCTGTAGATATTACAGGTGGAACCATTACAGGCACAACTATTAATTCGGTTGTGGTAGGGACTAATGGTCAGGGCAATAAGACTGTTTCAACCTCTGCTAGTCCATCAGGTGGTGCTGATGGTGATATTTGGTACACATTGAAATAATGAGAGTAAGACATTCAGGAACTTGGAAAGAGATCAATAAGGTCTTTGTTCGCCATAATGGTGTATGGAAAGAGGTTAATAAACTATTTCATAATGTCAATGGTGTATGGAAAGAAGGCTGGAATAATGCTATTGAGGTTCCAGCAAGCTCTATCCCATCTAGAAATATTAACTTTAACCTATTTACTCATGTGGGTTCACCTTCTGACCCTGTTCAAGTAGTCTTTAATTCAGGTAATAATAAAGAATTCTTATCAACCTCTATTAACACACCAGCATTTAATGTAGGCAACTTTAAGGCTGGTTCAGAGATATTTATTACCTTTGGCTCAGGTACTATTGTGGCTGGGCGAGGTGGTAATGGTGGTCGAGGCACACAATCAGAAGACCATTCAGGTACTAACCCAACTGCTGGTGGAACAGGATTCCAAACAGGCATCGCTTGTCAGGTGACCAATAATGGTCGAATCGCTGGTGGTGGAGGTGGTGGTGGTCGAGGTGGTGGTCGCTATACCTATCACTCATCAGGTTCAGGTGGCGGTGGTGCTGGTGGCTATCATTATGCAACAACTGCGAGTGCTGTTGGAACAGGTATTGATGCAACTCCAATCCCTGAAGGCTATGGTGGTATTGGTGCTGGACCGCAGGGTGATCGAAATTGGTCAGCAAGAGCTACTGATGGGGGATTAACCACAGGGGGTGCTGGTTCTAATGCATCTAATGGTGATACTAACCGAGGTGGTAAAGGTGGTGATTTAGGTCAAGCTGGTGAGCAAGGCTATGGTGGCACACACAATCAGGGACCGAGCGCGGGAGGTGGTGCTGGTAATGCAGTTAAAGGTAATAACCTAATTACTTGGGTTACACTAGGAACTATCACAGGAAACCGAGTAAATTAATGTTAGAATAAGGAATGTTTGGTAAAAAAATTATTCTAAATTGCATCACTTATGAACCTTATGTTTATGAGTTTGCACCGATACAAAAAGCCTCTGAATATACACCTGAATGGTATAGCCATATGAAAGGTAGATATGATTCAGAAGTATTTACTGCATCCACTATCAAGAAATGCCCAGCATTACAAAATGCTATGACACAAGGTTTTATTCTACCTATGTGGACAGATTTATCTATTAAAATGAATAAACATGATGATGGCTGGGGATATGAATATCAATTTGCTGATAGCAAAACCCAAAACCATGACCATGACCCAAGACAATGGACAGGTAGGTGGAATCCTAAAACCCATGCCCATATGAAGTGGGTTAGTCCATGGTATTTTAATTGCAGTCATGACATTCAATGGTTATGGCAGAAGCCTTATTACCATGACACTAATGATGATATAGATATTATTCAGGGGATTGTTGAATTTAAAAACCAATCCACTACTAATATTAATTGCATGGTTAAAGGCAAAGAAAAAATATTTGTTAAATGGAATACCCCTATGGTGCAACTCATTCCACTTACAAATAAACCTGTGGAACTTAAACTAACATTAGTTAATAGCAAAGAGGAATGGGAAAAATATCAGAAGCATCCTATTTTTATGTTTCAAAATAACTATAAAACAGTAGTTAAGAAAAGATGCCCTTTCCACAGATAATGAAACTTATATTTACCGGACTAATATGACAACACAAAGAATAAAATTCGGCTCTTGGCAACCTGATAGTGCAGACTTTACAGGTGCTAATACAGAACTGTTGCATCAGGCTTATAATGTCTATTCATCAGCAGTTGGCTATGCCCCATTCCCTACACCTATTAAAGTAAGTGTAGAAGCTCCTGAAGATATTAATTCTGTATTTGTTGGCAAATATGGTGCAGATATTGAAATCTTTGCTGGTGCAGAAAATGCAATCTATTCTGTGACAGGTATTGCTAGAAGTGCTGTGACAGATGTATCTAACCCTAATGGCTATCAATCTTTAGCCCCATGGGATTTTGCTCAATTCGGTGCTGTGGTATTAGCCTGTAATGGACAAAAATTACAACAAAGGCAGATCGGAGTAGGTGGCACATTTTTAGATGTAGACCAAGCCCCTAATGCTTCATGTATTGCTATTGTAAGAGACTTTGTATTTGCTAATGATGTAGATAATACCAACCTTGTAAAATGGTCTGACATTAATAATCATGAGAACTGGACACCGGGCGCTACCTCTCAAGCTGATAGTCAATATCTAGCAGATGGTGGGGCGATTATTAATATTATGGGTGGTGAACAGGCTATTATCTTACAAGAAAAAGCCATAACAAGGGCATCCTACATAGGGTCGCCCTTCTTTTGGCAATTCGACTTAGTCGCTAGAACAGGTTGTTTTGAAAGAAATAGTGCTGTGCAAAATAATGGCTATGTTTACTTTCTATCCGAAGCTGGATTTATGATGACTGATGGAGCTCAAGTAGTTCCTATTGGTGCTGGACAAGTCGATAAGTTCTTTTGGAATGATGTATCTCTTGCACAAATTGATACTATGTCCACAGCTATTAATCCTTTGCTTAACCTTGTTGTTTGGAATTACACCAACACCAATGGTAAAAGAGCATTGATGATGTATAACTATGTTACAAAACAATGGACTTATGGCGAGACCACAGCTAATGTGGTTGGCAACTTAATGAACCAAGGCACAACACTTGATGAACTAGATGCTACCTATCCTATATTAGATGAAATGGGTATCTCTTTAGATTCAAGGATATTTATTGGTGGTAAATCACTTTTTGCTGGTGCAGAAGGTAAATATATAGTTTCATTTGAAGGACAACAAGACAATAGTTATTTAACCACTCAAGATTTAGAGTTTGGTTATAATTCTACTGTGCTACTTGCTAGAGGCATTATAGATAATGGTGTGTCCAATGAGTATCAAATTGCATCAAGACACAAACTAGGGGATAACATTTTATATTCAGCTAAATCTACCGAATCAGATGAGGGTAGGGCTGATTTAAGATCAGGTGGCAGATTCCACAGACTTCGCTGTTTTCCAAAGGGGTCTTGGACTCATGCTGTTGGGGTTGATCTCGACTATGCTGAAAATGGAACAAGGTAATGGCTACCTATTATAGAGTTCTGCCTTATAATGGCACAGCACAAGGTAGGCAAATAGCTGAAGTGGTGAATGGCGCTATGCAAGGAAAACTGAATGCCACAGGCACCATCACTCTGGAAACAGGCGAAGAAACAGAATTATTTGATGAGAGAATGGGTTATGAGTCTGTTATCTTATTTAGTGCAAGGGCAATCTCTGCCTTTGGACTGCCTTTTGTTAAATCTAAAGAAAAAGGAAAAGCAGTCATAGGACACCCAGCTGGTTCAGAAGGTGTTATTTTTGATTATGTTATATTAGGTTAATGAGTAAATTAATAATTATTCCACCTCATATGGTTCACAAGCATTGGTATCTTGCAGAACCACATTTAAAACAAGCCATTGACAAAGGTGAAGGTGAGTTTGATCTGACTACATTAGAATATGCCTGTAGTCGAGGTGAACAGACTTTGTTGTTAGTGGTGGATAATGGCACTTGTCATTGTGCCTTAACAACTATTAGATATAACTATCCAACCTTCCAAAGTATGTATATCACTTATATTGGTGGTAAAAATACTAAAGAGGGCTGGGAACAATTTAAGGATTGGGTCAAGTCAGAAGGCTGTGACCGAATAACAGGCTCTGCTGTTTCAGAGAGTATTGTCAAATTATGGCAGAAGCATTATGGGTTTCAACCTAAATATACTTTTGTTGAATTAAAACTAGAGGACTAAAATTATGATGTTCAATAAATTAATGTGGAATATAGTGACAGGCTTCCATGATTTCTTCACTTTTTATAAAGGTGGAGGTGGGGGTGGTTCATCAACCACTAAACAAGAATTAGACCCTACAGTCAAACCCTTTGTGGAGTATGGTCTTCAGGAAGCGAAGCGGTTGTACCAACAAGGACCGGCAGATTATTATGGTGGGCAGACTTGGGTAGACCCATCAGCACAAACTAATCTTGCATTAAGTATGGCACAAAATAGGGCAATAACAGGTTCACCTCTAGTAACCAATGCTCAAAACCAAATGAACAAGACAATACAAGGTGACTATTTAACTGCTGGCAATCCTTATTTAGCACAAGCATTAAAAGCTGGGGCTGATACAGCAACCACTAACTTTAATAAAGCTATACAAGGTGCAACTTCTAATGCATCTTCTGTAGGCAGATATGGTTCAAATGCTCATCAAAGACTTATGTCAGATGCTTCCTCTAATTTGGCTAATGCTTTGACTAACCAAGCTGGGCAGTTGTATTACAACAATTATGCAACTGAAAGACAAAACCAACTTAATGCTATGAATCAAGCACCTACTATGGCACAGGCGGACTACTATGATATAGGGCAGTTACAAAATGTAGGTGAAATACTCGAAGGATATGACAAAGAAGCATTACAAGGTGATATTGCGAAGTATGAATACAATGCTAATAAACAGCAAAATCTACTTTCTAACTACCTTGCTGGTGCTTATGGCGCACCTATGCCAATGTCTCAAACCACTCAACAATCAGGTGGAGGAAAATAATTATGATGAAAGGTGTATTAATGGGTGCTGGTCTTGGGGCTGGTATTAATATGTTAAGAGGCAAAGACCCACTTCAAGGTGCCATGATGGGTGGTATCGGTGGTGGCTTGGCTTCAGGATTTTCAGGTGCATTAGCCAATGCTGGTGCAACCACAGCTGGTGGCACAATGGCTGGTGAAGGGGCTTCTATGATGATGAATGAAGCTGTTAGAAATGCTGGAACTCCAGCTCTAGGTGGCATTTTAGGCAATTCACCTTTAGATGATGCGATCTCTAACATTGGCTCCAAAGGATTAGGTTTATTAGAAGAACATACAGGCATTACCAATAAAGACTTAAATACTATGGCATTGACCACAGGTATTGATATGGCAACTGAAGGTAATCCTGACAACACTATTAGGCATGAAAGTATTCAAAATGTTAAGGCTGATTATCCTGTTGAACAAGCTCCATCAGGTAACCTTAATGTATTAGGACCGCAAGAAGCTGAAACATTTGGATTAGGTACTGACCCTGAAATTATCCAAAAAACTCTTTATGAAGACCCAAGGTATAGAGTTAAAAGAGCTAGAATAGGAGGCATTTAATATGGCACTCTATGATAAGAATGGCTGGTATAACAACCTCTTTGGTGATGGAATTAATATATTTGGTGTTGATACCGATGATGCTGGCACACAATTATTAAAAGAAGCTGGGCTTATTGGCAGAAAAGATATTGAAGATGCACAAAGAAAGTCTTTGATGAAAGGTCTGTTATCAACAGGCATAGCTTATTTAGCACAACCTAAAAACCAAGGCTATGGCTCTATATACCCATATATAGGGAAAGCATTCCAAGTAGGTATGGAAAATGCAGATGACCCTATCGATGATTTAACTAAACAAGCTAATCTTAAAATGAAGATGGATGCTTACCAAGTTCAAAGAGCAGAACAGCAAAGAAAAGCTAAAGGTTTAGATTTAATGTCTAAACTATATACAACCGAAGAAGTTGAAGACCCAACTTATCAAGGTCAAGTAGCTAGCCAATCATCTAGAACTATTGGTTCCAATGGTGAAATTATGCCTGACTATTCAGGCACAGGTTATACTGATGATGGCAAACCTATGAAGCGAATGATGACTGTTCCAAAAAGAAATGAAGCAGTATGGGCTGAATTGCAAATGTATCCTGAAGTAGTGAAACCTTATCTAGAAAATATGGAATTGGTTGCTAATACAAGGTATAAAAATGCACAGGCTAAAGCAGAATTAGCTGGGAATGGTTTAAATATTAGCAAATTAAATCCAAAAGACTTCACTCAACCATCATGGGCTAGATATGTAGCCACAGGTGATACAAGAGTATTAGATGCAAATACACCTGAAACTCAAGCTAAACTTCAAGCTTCATGGGCGCAGATAGTTGAAGGTGGTAGAAAAGCCTATCAAGAAGGTGGGAAAGATGCTTATGATCAATATTGGGCTCAAGTTAAAAATGCTCAACAGCAAAACATAGCACAAACCACACAAACACAAACTGCTAATAAGCAAGCTGAAACTATTAACTTCCAGCCTGATAATCCTAATAACATCACATTATCAGATGGTTCATTAGTAACTCCAGCTTATTACAATCCAGCAAGTGGTGAACACAAAGTTGAGTTGAAAAAGAATCTAACCAATGATCAAACATCATTAAGATTAGTTAATCAAACTTACTATGGCACAAGAAAAACTATTGCTGAATTTATTAACAAAGGGTATCACAAGCGATTAGCTGGTTGGAATGGTGTGCTATCTGATCTGCCGGGCGAGTACAGAAATGCGGCGAAAATTTTCGAGGTTCTTAAAAACCGAGAATTTGCATCTGAATTTGGCAAGATTAAAGCTAAAGGTGGAGGCATGGGTTCATTATCTGATGCTGAAGGTAAGCGATTTGATAACATGAATGTTCCACTCGATTATGGTATGACAGAAGATCAAATCTTGGAATCATTATTAGAACTTGATAAACAAATTCTAGAATCAGAACAAGTGTTTATGGATAGATACAGAAGTGATTATGGTGAACCTACCTTTATCACAGAGACATTTAACAGAAATGATATTCCAGCAGTCGATAGTTTATATTATCAACCTGAATGGGCTGTTCGAGGTCAAATGGTAGACTTTGGCGATGGTGAAATTTACAGATACATTGGCAAATCATTTGATAAGCGAGGCTACAGTAATAAGAATAATTGGGAGAGAATGTAATGGCTGAAGTTATATATCCTTGGGACAGCCCTGAAGAAAAAGCTAGAAAGCAAAAAGCAAGAGGGGATGCTGTCAAAGACATTATTGAGCCTTGGGAAGAAAAGAAAGAAAAGCTAGGCAAAGCAAAGCCTTGGGACTCTCAAGAAGCTAAAGAGAAAGACAAGTATCGAACTGCTGATGATAGACCTCTTGATTACAATGAAACTAAAGAAGGCTTCAGGGCTTTTGCTCAAGGTGTCACCTTTGGTTTTGCTGATGAAATTGAAGGTAAAATTCAGTCATGGTTTGGTGATGAATCTTATGAACAAGCTAGAGATCGATTAAGAAGACAAAATGCAGTCTTTAGAAAAGAAAATCCTAAAACAGCACTTGCACTTGAACTTGCTGGTGGTCTTGCAATACCGGGCTTGGGTGCTGGAAGATTAGCTACACAAGGTGCATTAAAAGCCACAGGGTATGGTGCTGGGCAAGCTAGTTTATATGGTGCTGGTTCATCTGAATCTGATACAGCTATGGGGGTAGCCTCTGATGCACTTAATTCAGCTAAATTTGGTGCTGGCGCCGCTTTTGGTTTAAACAGATTAAGTTCACTTATTGCACCAGCTAAAGTCAATGCTAATGCTCAAAGATTACTTGATGAAGGTGTAGACCTAACCCCCGGTCAGGCAATGGGTGGTATAGCTAATAAATTTGAGAACTCTTTAGATGATTTACCCTTTATTAAAAGTGCTAGAGACAGATCACTCCAACAATATAATAGAGCCACAGCTAATCAAATAGCTAAACCTTATGGTGGTAGCATATCTACTAAACTTGATGATGGTTTAGATTTAAGTGATGTGGCTGGCAAAGTTAAAAAGTCTGTAGACAAAGCTTATGATGATGCCCTTGTAGGTGCCACATTAAAAAATACTCAATCATTTAAAAATTCAATTAATCAAATTAAAAAGAATGCGATTGAGGAAGGTGCTGATAAAGACACCATGAAAGTGATTAATCAGTTTACTAGAAAATTAACTAAACAAACTAAAGGTGCTGGAGTTAAAGATCAATCCATCAAACATTTACAGATGGACTTTAATAAACAACTTAAATCGATAGGTAATTCAGACAAGTATGCTCACCTTGAAGCATTTAAACATTTGAAAAACTTAAAAACAACTATTAAAGAAGAAATTAAATTACAGAATCCACATAAACTTAATAAGTTAGATATGCTGGACAAATCTTATGGTGATTATAAAGCTTTTGTAAGAACCATTAAAGGTAATGAAGTATTTACACCGAAACAATTTAAAGCACAATTAGGTAAAGGGGTTAACCCTGATGATACTGCTCTACAAAAAGCATTACAAGAGGGGCAAACTTGGAAAAATACTAAAGGTGCTACAGAAGTGTTGTCAGATTTAACAGCTAATTCAGGAACTGCATCAAGATTAACTTCTATATTAACAACTGCTGGGTTATTATCCCCTGTTATTGGAGGTTTATCTATGGGTGCATTAAAAGCTACAGGTGCTATTATGGCTATTCCAGCAGTATCCACCATGATGTATAACCCTAAATCTCAAAAAGTATTAGCTGATTGGTTAAGAAGAGGTAAAACACATGAGCAAATAGCTAATTTAGCCAAAAAGTATGTGGCACAAGAAGGTGCTACTATTACAGGCATCTTGCAATCTGATGCATATGAACAGTAACACACACAGGTAACTTTTTTTTAATTAAAAGAAGGAAGAAACATGGAACATTTATGGACAGTATCAATGGCATGGTGGCAGTGGGTAATTGCTGTTGTTGTGGCATTATATGTTTGGGAAGTATGGCTAGAGCATAGCTGGTACAAATTCAAACATTGGGTGCAAAATAAACCTCATAACTTGAAAAGATGATAGAAGTTTTAATAGGTTTAGTTGGATTGGGTTTAGGGGATTACCTAGACCCAGCCAACCTCAATGTGGAAGATGATTCCAACCAAGTCATAGTTCAAGAAACATGCTCATCTACTGCAACTATCAATGCAGATGGGCAAGAGACTAAAGTCATTGAATGTTCGACAATGAAAACAATTAACACTAATGAAGAAAAGGATTAATTATGGAATGGGTATTAAGTGGATTGGTCGCAATTGTAGTAGGCTGGTCTGAATATGATATGTCTAAAAATCATCAGACTTATGCTGAATGCAGAGCTGAACATCCAAAAGTTCACAATACAGTAACCTCATGGGAACATGACCCCTGTTCTGTTTGGCTATATACCAAGTGGAAGTGGGACATTTAACTCCATGCACTAATGTCTGTCGCATCGAAAATGAAGTTTGTGTTGGGTGTGGCAGAACATTAGAGCAAATAGAAAATTGGCTAGATTACTCCCATGAAAAAAGACAAATAATTATAGATAAATTGTTTAAATAGGGGTAAGATATTAGCTTGACTATAAAAACCTCACAGCGAGCCTTAAAATGGCTTCTAGGGGTATAAATTATGAAGATACTACTCATTGACATCGAGACCGCACCGCATGTCGCTCATATTTGGGGCTTATATAATCAAAATATAGGCATTAACCAATTATTAGATTCAAGTTATGTGATGTGCTGGTCTGCCAAATGGTTGGGTGACAGGAAAGTTATGTTTGATTCAATCATGGAAAACACTCACAAGAATATGATTAAGATGGCTCATAGGTTATTAGATGAGTGTGATGCAGTTATTCACTATAATGGAAGTAAGTTTGATATTCCAACCCTCAACAAAGAGTTTTTATTGTGTGGTTTAAAACCACCATCACCCTATGTAGAGATCGATCTACTTAAGACAGCGAGAGGCAAGTTTAAATTTCCAAGTAATAAATTAGACTATGTGGCACAAAGATTAGGTGTCGGAAAAAAGACTTCTCATGAAGGACATGAGCTTTGGTTAAAATGTATGGCTAAAGACAAAAAAGCATGGGCTGTTATGAAGAAGTATAATAAAAATGATGTTGTTATATTAGAAAAGGTTTATGAAAAGCTTAAAGGCTGGATAAAACAACATCCAAGACATCTAGGTGCTGTATGCCCTAAATGTGGAAGTGATCATTTACAGAAAAGGGGGACTTATTGCACAATAAAATCATCTTATCAAAGATTCCAATGTCAATCTTGCGGGAGCTGGTCAAGAGCAAGTCGGGGGTCAAGGTTGAAAGACTCAAACTCAAATATAACCATTTAAGGAAAACAAGGGTGGACATTCATCAAATTGCAGAACATATGGAGGGTAAAATTATCGATAATGTAGATGTGGTTTATGGGGAAGATACCATAGTTCTTTATTTAGAAGATGGGTCGGATGTTGAGCTTGTGTTGGATTCTATTTATTTGAATGTGCCAGCTACTGATGACTGATTTTGTTTACTCCTTATTACTTATTTTTATTTCTTTATTTTGTGTGGCTGTCTTTTGCCTGACAGTTGTCACCATAGCTCATTGGAATTTAAGCATAGATTCTTCTAGAAACCATAGTGAGCAAGTTGTCCAAAGCGAGGGCATAATCTCTCTCATGAAAGCTGGTTGGCTTACCATTTAACCATTGGTTATAGACTGCTTCTTTTTGTATGGGTACAAGGCTATCAATACAAGCATCTAATATCTTAACATTCTTATCATCTGACTCTTCTATCATGTGTTCAAACACATCATGAGAAGATTCCCCACCTGAAGACAAAAAAGTTGATCTTGTTGGATACCACAGTTTATGTGAATCCATTCCTCGCATCCACACAGACCAATCTTTTAATATTGCTTCAAGTCTTTTTAATTCCATTTACCAAATATGTTCTGTATGGGATTGAGGTTTATTTGGATTAGGAGCCGATATATGTTTATCATCACTTGTATAGACTTTGCCTTTAGTAGTTCGAGCCATAGCTCTTATTTGTTTAAATTCAGGATGAAATAAATTATCTAATTCACAATTGACAGGCAAAAAATAATGTGTCCATCTAGCTACTTTTTTGGTAAGCACCATGCCAAGGGTTGTCATATACCTTAGACAATAATGGACTGATTTGTGTTCCATACCTATCTTCTCAACAATCTCGGCACAACTTTGAACACCATGTTCCTCTAATATTTGAGTAATTCGGTCAAGTACTATATCTCTTTTAACTTGTTTTCCATCTAATAAAAAATTGGGGTCTTCACTATTTTGCCAAGCCATTGATCTCTCCTTTAGTTACATTCCTAGAATTGTGTTCATAAATAATATTAAATGTATATCCACCCTCTGTTGGAGTGAATACAATTAAATAAGGCATACCTTCCCATATAAATCTGTGTTCCTCAATCTTTCTCTTCTCTTTTGTCATTCTTACAGTATCCTTTAGAATTCATTGTGCCAAAACCAACTTCTATACCACAGTACCATTTTTTATCTGAATCAAAAAATACAGCTGGCTGATTGCAAAAAGCACACTTAAATGGTTTATTAAATCTATCTTTAATCTTCATCATGCAGAGGGTCATCTTCCCATTCGCTAGGCATCACAGCTGGGCTTTTGATTTCTTTTTCCACTTGAATTTTGGTAAGCACTAAATAATTAATCATTTTATCTAGTGTTTCTATTTTGCCTTGAGGGGTGGGATGTTTCTTCCCATAGCGAATGATATACTTAATGACTGAACCAATATTGACTGCCTCTACACCACTTAAGTCTTTGGTGAGTAATGCTAATAAATCTTGCAGTTCTAATCCATCTGTCACTCTATAATATTTAGGTAGTATTAAGTCTTCTGCTTCCATATGTGTCTCCTTAACTCATACATTTCATTAGATCAAACTCAATCTTTTGGTGCCTATTAATTTGACCTATTATAGTATAATTTAGTTTTTAATCAACCTTTAAAGGAAAATATTATGTGGACTACTCCATCAGCAGAAGAAATGCGATTCGGCTTTGAAGTAACAATGTATGTCATGAATAAATAAGTAGTGGGGGCTTAGTCCCCCATTCTTATTCTTCGATAGACCTTTCCATCATCCTCATAAGATTGGTCAAAACTTTCCTCATACCTTCTAACTAATTCTTGCCAGCTCATAATGATTGGCTCACATTCCTCAAAACAAAATGCATAATACAATGGGCATCGATTGGAATGATAAGCCTTAACTATGTCAGGCAATAATTTAAATTCAATTTCTTTTATATTGGGTGTGCCTTTAACCTGAAACAAACCTGATTTACCATCATCATTGACAATATAAAAGTCAGGAATATTTCTAGCCACAGGATTAATTTGCCAAAAGAATGGTAGATGATCTTGTTCATTAAACCCAATCTTTGTAGCTTGATACCCTAGCCTTTCAAAATGCTGTTGAAATAAAATCTCGGCAGTATTAGCCACCGAGATTCTATCATGAAAAGGCATAGAGCCATTTACCATGGGACTTCATCCTCACCGAAATCAGCACCTTCTACTTGTGCATTATCTTTGCTAGCCCCATTATCATCATTCACATAAAACACCTTAATGTTTCCAAGAATGGTTCCTCTTTGTCCAGCCTCTCGCTGTTCCTTTGAGACTGACTCGGTGATCATTCCATTGTTTTCATATTGGTCTTTGTTGTGAACATCAAAGAAGCTGGTGATGTTTAGGTATTTGCCTTTCTTACCTACCACCAACTTACTTTTATCGATTTTGGTTACATCTATACTTGCACTAAAACCTATTTTCATAACTTTCCTTTCACTAAATAGTTATTGATAAAGCAATTCTTTCACCAACAGGTCGCTTGTAGTTATATATATCTTCGATCATAGCCACACACTCTTGCCATGTGCCATGAATTTTTAACTTGCCTTGCTGGTATCTCATTTTTGCAATGAACTCGCTGACATTAAAGTCAGAGTGTTTCATACAATGAATCATGGCTAAAACAAAGCTTCTTCTTTTATATTCAGGATAAAAAGATTTACACATTTGAATCTTGGTAGCCTTCTTGCATGATTCATCCCAATCATAAACTTTAAATTTTCCTTCCTTAAAGTTTTGGGTATAATTGCCACCCACTTGTCCATTGTAACCACTTAAAAGCATTAATGTTTCATTATGATTAAAACCATATTCATCATAGAACTTTTTATATTTGATGTATTCAGGGTAGCCTAATAATATATAGCTAGATAGATATGCATCCATATTCCATTTCTGTGATGTGGTATTTAATTTCTGAACATCTTGCAATCCTAATCCATAGTTTTTTAGGTATCGCACAGGTTTATTTAACTCTTTTAAAGCTTGTAGTCTGTGCTGACCATCTATGACTTGCATCTTTTCATTCACTATAATAGGAATGTCGATGGGCTTTTCAGCTATCGATTGTTTTAATCTTTTGACATGCATCAGATTTAAAGGTCTGTTGCCATCTAAAGTTTTAAATATTTTATAGTCTTTAGTCTCATAAACTTTTCGACTGTCTTTAATGTGTATCATTGTGTCTCCTTCAGAGGTTGCCCTCTTTTAGTTTAAAATTCCACTTCGGTTTTTTAGTCCACCGAGGTGGCTCAACATCACTAGCTACAAATTCCATGAATGCTTTCGCAAGAGGAATATACCAGCTAATGAATTCAGGTTGGTATGGCACAATTTCTGTCGACTTTTCAGTCGGTGTCCATACATAAAAATAGGCTTTCTCAAAACCTGTTACAAACATCTGAATTTGCATCTGATATTGGTATCGGTCAGGAATGCCTAAATATAACTCTTGAGTGAATGGACATTTACATTCCACCACAGCCTTTTCTTCGGTATATATACCATCAGGGCTGGCTCCAATAGGGAGTTCCTCATGGACATATAATTGATCACCTTCTTGTAAAATACAATTGTGATCATCCTCAAAAGATGCTAAGGCATGGGGTTCAAATAAATTGCCATACTCGGTAGCCTCATTCCCTTGAAAAGGTAAGGCTCTTTTAGTCTTTTCTTGCCAAAGCTTTTTTCTATCATTAATCACAGCCCAAGCTTGTGAGGCTGTGATGATAGAGTCTCTTCGACTATCGGCTAAATGATTCGGCTTTTTCTTTTGCATAAGCTCTCACCTCTTTTCTCTCAATAGGGCTAAATGATTTGAATATCTTTTCTAAATCAGCCTTGGTGGTTGATTCATCTAAGCTAGTCAACATCTCTTTTACTCTATCAGGTGTGGGAGGTTGATTTTGATCAGAGTTATCTTTGCTGTCAGGGTCTTTGCTATCATCTAATAAGAATAGCCCACCCAAAGCATACTTCCTCGCATAGGAAGAACTAGCACCAAATGACTGCGCTACATCCATTCCTTTTCGCATGGTATTGATACCAGCCTGTGCTGATACTGATACTGACTCGGAATTATGTGACAATTTTGCTGTGGCTTCGATATATAACTGATCGCCTATGCATTTGACTTCATCATTAAGGGTGAGGGTAGCCCCATCCTTAAGATAAGGTTTGACAGCCTCTAATATATCTTCACATGATCGATAATTAAAATTACCAAACTTATTGTGCTGATTTTTAGGGACTGATAGTTCTTGCTGAATTTTCACTAATAATTTCATACAATGCTCCTTGTTTAACTAAAATATTTCTCATCTATATAAGCACCAATTCCAAACACTAAACCGATGCAACCTAATAACAAAAGATATAAAATAAAATTTTCCATCTTTTTTCCTCGCTTTCTAATAATGTCTCTAACTTGAATCACTTTTTTTATCTTTCTTGTTAGATTTTACCTTCAAATTAATCTTAAGTAAAGGACACTCATCTTCTAATTTGGCAATAAATAACTTGGTAAATGTTTCTGATTCTTTCTTGGTAAAATTGTCAGGTAAATTTAAAATAATTTTGCTCATGATAGTTCCTTATATTGATTAAAAGATGCTTCATTTATTTTAAAGTTGTTAGATCTTGCCCAATCATAGTAGGCATCAATTTCCTTGAAGTAATCTATTTCAGGTAATGCATCAGAATACTTTTGCATTCGGTGCCACCACCTTAAAATATATTTATTTCTTTTAGCTGTTTGCCAATCCAAATGAGTCAATGCCCATCTTGTATAATAATGGTATTGATCTATGGCTCGATTAATGAATTGTTTTCTTTCTGCTTTATTAAGGTGAGCTAATTTATGGTAAATTGTGCCACCTCTTTTTTCATAATGTTTTTGGTAAACATTAAAATATCCATGCATTTCCATATCTGTGTCTCCATAAAAAGTGTAGGTTCAGCATCGGATTGGATTGGAGGTAACATGGAGAGTATCCAACACCAAACCTACATAAACAATATTATCCTTAATTTTAGAATAGTGCAACATATTAATATGAAATAATTCCAAAATCAGTCTCCTGTATTACAGTTAATTCATCATGCCCATAAATAAATGTAGGCTCACTACTTGGTGATACTTTTATATCCACATCCCCATCAGCAGAATAGGTTATGTCTACAGGTTCTGATGAATCAATCACAATTAAGCCATCATCATCCCAAACAAACTCTTCTGCTTTGACAGGATTTTGCAATAATAAAATATAAACAAAACCTAGCATAAATAAATATTTAAACATAATAATCTTCCTCTCTTTCTTTTTGTTGTTGTTCATCATGTTCAGTTTCAGCTTTGGATACTTCAACCATAAACATTAAAAAATAGGTTAATAATCCCCAGCCAAAACCTAGCCAATAACCCACCAAGATTCCTAGACCAATACAGCCTAGGAGCCTTAATGGAAACCAATTCCAACCTTTCATTATGCAACCTCCTTATAAGATCTATGGTTGTTTTTCCAGCAAACAAAGTCTGCTCTGTTTCCAAATAAAACATGTACTTTATCAACAGCATCTTGGCTGAATCCACCTATGTGCCAATGCCTAATTTCTTTCACATCATAGCCTTGATCGCCACAGTAATTCTTGCCATCTTTCCAATTATAAAGGGTAGCAATACAGCCATCCTCAAATTCAAGAACCCATTCGGCATCGACTTTATAGCCATCACCATCATGGCATGGGTTACCAATCACAGCTACAATTTCATCCCATGTGATTTCAATATCACCTTGGAAGTGTGAACCATTTGTTTTAAATGTTTGTGTTAATTTTTCAAATTTCATGATTACTCTCCTTATTTAACAATTACATCTTACACTATAAATGTGGGTCATGATAGCTCATAGTTACCTATTTGTTTTTATCACAACCCACCCTTTGATAAGTTTTACTTATCGACCTTTGAAGCATACAATAGTAACACTTGGTAGGGCAATCCATACACAGGCGATATTGCCATGTCGGTGTGATGGGTTCTATTGCACATGGCTTGAAGCCTTTTAGCTTCACCCTTGGTCATGCCTCGACTTGCAATTTCAATGATTTGCTCTTTAGTGTGTGCCATAAGCCACCCCCTTTTTCCAGCCAATCACATTAAGTGTGGCTCTTGCTGATAATACAATGCCTCTGCAATACTGCCAATAGTCAGGATTGGGTTCTGCATAACAGAGTGCCCTATCTCTTAACTCATGAAGTCTTGCATCCTCATCTTTGGAAATCCAATAATGATTTTTTGATTCTTTTAATACTGATGGTATAGGTAAATCACAGTATTGATCACAATCATCATAGAATCTTTTTGGTATTTTATACATAACATTTTCCTTTCGCTAAAAAAGGGTGGGGGGGTTTATTCCCCCTCCCTATAAATCCAGTATCCATATACACATCTTCCTGTATCTCTTTGAGGATTGTAGGTGTCATGTATAACTCCATCAATCATCGCAGTCAAATGTTTAGATACTCGACAAACCAATCTGCCTTTGGGTAATTCATTAGCATCAAGATGTGTTTTGCATCCTGTGCCAATTCCCATGCAACTTACCCATTCAAATCCTAGCTCAGTCATGTAATCTTTAAACCACTTTTTTGAAGTGGAAATTCCATTCCTAGCAGATCTAATTTTTTTATGTTTAGATTTTTTGGATTGCCTTTGGTTTTTGTTGCCTTCGGCTAATCGATTATAGACTTCTTGATAGGGTCTTTTAGATGCTATGCTAATAGCTCTGCAAACACAATCACCAGCATCACCTTTATAGCCAGCATCAGCTCGACCACCATCATTGTAAATGAATGTCATAATTACTCTCCAAGTTGTTAAAGAACATTTATTACAGTTTTAGTATAGCTCTATGAAACTTTAAGTCAACTTTTTTTATTTATCAAAACTTTCACTTTGATAAGTAAAACTTATCATGGTAAATACATGGTATACCATAGTCTTATATATGAGTTAACTGAGTTATAAGTTCCGAAATGTTTCCGAATCGGAAAAATAATGTTTCCCTAGAGTAGAGTAGAGTATATATAGAGTAGATAAGATATATGTCTATAAGTTAATATATATATATTTAAAATAATTAATAATAAATACTTGCTATTAGATAAACTTGAGAATATAGTTATACACACTTAATTAACAAGGAGATAGAGAATGGAACAGAAAACATTAATTACAGAAATCAACAAATACATCGAAGCATTAAACAAACTAGATAGAAGCCATCAATTCAATTTTACCAAAGGCAGAACTTGGATTAAGGTTTGGAGAGAAGATAATTATAAATTTTCAACTAACTCCGATAAAACAATCCATGCTTTTATCGATGCCAACAATGGCGATATATACAAACCAGCTGATCGAGATAGACCTTATCAGGCTGGCAAAAATTCAGTAAGATATAATTTGGTTGATGATTGGGAAGATTTGGTTGAGAAGATCGACCCCTTTGGTCACTACCTCTATTTGCAATAGGGGTAGTTATGTTTATTAAAAATTGGAAGGAACATCAGCCAAGTATGAAACCTGATAGAAATATTATTTGGATTAAAGTCTACAGAAGATTATTAGAAGATTATGGATGGAACCAATTATCAGATACCAACAAAGCCACCTTATTGGAATTTTGGTTATTGGCATCTGAAAATGATGGGGAGTTACCTGATGTGGAAGAGATAGCATTCCGATTAAGGCGAGATCAAAAATTTATTAATCAGCAAATGATTGAGTTACAAGATTTCTTACAACCGAAAAGAGACAAGGTTGTCACTAAAACAAATATTGAAGTGAAAAGTGATCACCAAGGTTTTGAGGATTTTTGGGAGCTATATCCCAAGAAAGTAGCCAAGGCTAAATGCAATGAATTATGGAATAAGAAAAAACCTGATCTTGAAAAATGTGTTGAAACTTTAAAGTGGCAAATAGCAAGTGATCAATGGCAAAAAGGTTTTATTCCTAATCCACAGACTTGGCTTAACCAAGAAAGGTGGACTGATGAGAAGCCTAGAAGTATTACACTTAACCCTTTTAAATTTTAAGGAGGCAATATGCATATCACAGACAGAGAAAGATTTAATTTCATGATTAAACAATTATTTGATGTTTATCAAAAACCTGTAACAGATTCCACCATTAATGTTTTTTGGGAAGGGCTGAAAGGTTTTGATATAAAAAATGTTTCTGCTTGCATAGAAAAATATATGCACAGCAACCCTCATGTGCCGAAGCCATTTGATATTATTAATTTGTGCCGAGGCAATTTAACCTATGAGCAAAATCAACTAGAACATAAATATGTGCCTGTATCCAAAGAACAAGCACAAAGAAATATTGATCGATTTAAAAAGATGATTGGGGAATGGAAACCTCCTCATCCTAAACAATGGGTCATAAATATTTTATCTGACCCACTTTATTCAGGGGTTGGTGAATCCATAGCAAGAAAGGTATATAATGAACTCAGCCCTAGAGAACTTAAAATTCTTGACCCACATGGGAAGTATCAAAATGAAATTTAATCTCTCAAGGCACAACCGATTACAATTTAATGATTGGATTGATGCACTCGACCCTGAAAAAGTTTATACTGTGCATATTAATGAGTATTCATATTCTCGAACTTTAGATAGTAACTCTTATTATTGGAACTTGATAACTGACATGGCTGATCACTTTGGCACAACAAAAGAAGAAATGCATGAAATTATGAAGTATAAATTTCTGCTTAAAAAGAAATCAATTAAAGGTAAAGAAATTATTACTATTGAATCAACATCCAAAATGAAACAATCAGAATTTAATGACTATTTGGAAAGAGTCAAAGAGTTTGCTAGGGAGCATGGTTTTAAACTTGAAGAAGAGTGAAAAAGAATACCTTGCAAAATTGGTGGAATTTGGCTGTGTTGTTTGTAAAAAGCATCTTGGATGCCACACTCCTCCTTGTATTCATCACATTAGGGATGGTGCTGGTGTTGGTAAGAGAAGCAGTCATTTTGATACATTACCTTTATGCCATCCTCATCATCAGGGGGAATATGGTGTTGGATTTCATTCAGGCAAAAAAGTGTGGGAAGAAAAATTTGGCACAGAAAGAGAACTCCAAGCATGGCTCAAGGAACAGTTAGATGCTTGATTATCTATTAATTATTTATTTAGGCAGTACCCCTCACTATGTAGGGACTTTTCCTAATTGCCAGCAAGCAGAAGATTATGTGAGAAATGTTTATCCCATGTATGATTCAGCTTGTCAGCACAGAGACTATATTTATTTGCCTAAAAAACTTAAAGAAAAATATTTTTATGAATACCCTAGTAATCAATTTGCCAAAACTGAATGTTCAGTTTTAGACACTACAGATTATCCTTGCATGGAACACAAAGGCTGTGAATGATTATAAGATTGTTACCCTTAATCAAGATGAATATAAGCCTTGGGTTTTAGAAAAACATTATGCTAGAAGATTGCCTAGCATATCTTATGCTTTTGGGTTAGTTCATGATGGTAAGATTGTTGGGGTGGTCACCTTTGGTTATCCTCCTAACTTTCAATATAACAATGGAAAATGTATTTTTAACACCTATGAGTGTTTAACCTTAGAGCTCAATAGATTGGTTGTGAATGATCACAGCATTAGAAACTTACCTAGTTATTTTGTATCTAATGCATTAAAGAAATTACCAAAGCCTTGTGCTATTGTCAGTTATGCTGACCCTAATCAAAACCATGTAGGCTATGTTTATCAGGCAACTAATTGGTTTTATACAGGGGTGTCTAATCCAAAGAAAAGGTATCACTTTGAAGATGGTTCCACATTTGATATTAGAAGAGGCATCGATAAAAAAGGTAAGATTGTCAAAGTTGAGAAATTAAAACCCACACACAGATATATTTATTTTAATGCCAGCAAAAGCGAAAAGAAGAAAATGATCAAGGATATGAAGTTAAAAGTGGTAGAATATCCTAAAGGTCAAAGTCAAAAATATGATTGTAAGCACATAGATATGTTTTATAACTTTAATTTATTTGGGGAATGATATGGGAAAAGGAAGTGGAAGAAGACCAAAAAACATAACTGATGAACAAGAACAAGAAGCTTGGGACAGAATATTTAAAACAACCATGAAAGTTAGAAAGGAAGAAAGTGGCAATAAGTCCAACACAAAACAGCCTAAAGAAGATAAAGACAGATGGCTGGACTCTAGCACAGATTGTTGAGCATTGGAATCCATTCGGTAAAGGTGGAGGCAATCGCAAAGACCTGTTTGGTATTATTGATATATTAGCCTTGAATGATAAAGGTGATGTGTTGGCAGTTCAAACTACATCTAAAAACAACATGAATGCAAGAATAAAAAAGATGGAATCTGATGAGCATTTTTATGCTCTATCCTCGATGCGACAAGCCTCTTGGCAGATTGAAGTTCATGGCTGGTATAAAGAAGGCAATCGATGGAAAGTAAAAATTGCAGATTTATCTTGATTCACATAGATGTCCTGTGTTATAATATAGGGGTTGGGAGAGTTGCATCCAGCGATTCTGTCAACTCTTTGTTAATGCATGATCTACACTCCTTGTGATGGGGGCTGAAATATGCCCCTATCATTTTTTAAAACAGACAGAGAGGAATAAAAAAATGTCTACAAAATTATCACCTGAAATAAAATTTAATAAAAATGGTTTTGAAATAAGAACCGATATACTTAATATTGCTACCGATCTTGCTGTGCAAGAATACAAAGCCAAATTTGGTGAGTGGCAAATGTCAGTTTCACAAGATAAAGATGGAAAGCTGGTACACAAAGTTGAGATGCCTGACTTTCCTAACCTTGATATTGTATTAGCTAATGCAGATAGACTTTATAAATTTGTAAGCAACAAACAATAATTTGGAAATCATAAGCAAAAACATTGATGAGCTTATTCCTTATGTGAATAATGCAAGAACTCATGATGACAAACAAATTGGACAGCTAGCTTCTTCCATTAAAGAATTTGGATTTAATAATCCGATCTTAATAGATAAAGACAATGGCATTATTGCTGGGCATGGAAGATTATTAGCTGGTAAAAAATTAGGGCTAAAAGAAGTTCCAACTATCATGTTAGAACATTTAACCGAAGCCCAAAGAAAAGCATTCATTCTAGCTGACAACCGAATAGCTATGAATAGTGGCTGGGATTTAGAGCTGTTATCTTTAGAGCTTAAAAACCTAGATGATCTTGATGTGGATTTAATTGAGTTAGGTTTTGATGCTAAAGAACTCAACAGTCTATTAGAGCCTGAACAAGTTGAAGGCAATAATGATGAAGATGAAATCCCTGAAGTACCTGAAGAACCTACTTCCAAATTAGGTGATCTATATCAATTAGGCAATCATAGACTCATGTGTGGGGATAGCACTTCCTCAACTGATCTTGCCAAACTGATGGGTGATGATAAAGCCGAAATGGTATTCACCGACCCACCTTGGAATGTAGACTATGGTTCTAATTTAGCTAATGGCAAATATAAAGACAGATCTATCATGAATGATAGTATGTCCACCGAAGATTTCAAAGACTTCATGTTTAATGTATTTACTAACATGAGTCAATACAGTCAGAAAGGTTGTCCAACTTATGTGGTGATGTCAGCACAAGAGTGGGGCAATTGTATGCTGACTTTAAGTTTAGCTGATTATCATTGGTCATCGACTATCATATGGAATAAAGACACCCTTGTGATTAGCCGAAAAGATTACCACACTAAATATGAACCTATTTGGTATGGCTGGCTCAATGGTAGTCCTAGGTTAAAAGAAGTTGATGATAGAAAGCAAAGTGATGTGTGGGATATACAAAGACCTAAAAAGTCTGAACTACATCCTACTATGAAACCTATAGAACTCATTGAAAGATGTATTAGAAACAGCAGTAACCATGGCAATATTATTTTAGATCTCTTTGGAGGTTCAGGTAGCACATTAATTGCCTCTGAAAAAACAAACAGATCAGCTAGGCTGATGGAATTAGACCCCAAATATTGTGATGTTATAATACAAAGATGGGAAGAATTCACAGGTAAAAAGGCTGAAAAGATAGATGCCAGCAACATTTAAAAGATGGTCAGTAGTTACTAAACATGATAACCAACCTATGCAAGAATGTTTATTTGTCCATAAATCCCATGCAATCAAGAAGTTAGAGCAATTACCTAACCCTGATAAATGTGAGGTGAGACAAATATTTATTATTATTCAGGAGTTATAAAAAATATGAAAAAGCATGAGCCCACCGAAGATAACAGGACTTTAGTTAAGTCATTATCTGCTATGGGAACAAGATATGATGATATTGCAACCAAACTAGGTATATCCGATGATACCTTAAAGAAATATTATCAGCTTGAATTAGACCTTGGCAGAGTAGAAGCCAATGCTAAAGTCGCTAATGCATTATTTCAACAAGCCATGGATGGCAACACCACAGCACAAATCTTTTGGTTAAAGACTCGAGCTGGTTGGAAAGAAAACCATACCATTGAACATGTAGGTGATTCATTTATTAAAGTCATTACAGGTATTGAGGAACAACCTAAGGCTAAACTATCTGTTATTAAATGAAAACCATAGCTACAGGGTATAAGCCTAGAAAATACCAAAAGGCTTTCCATGAAATGATTGCCAAGCACAGATTTTCAGTTGCAGTTTGTCATAGAAGGTTTGGAAAAACAGTCGCTTCATTGAATCAACTTATACATAGTGCATTAAACTGTGATAAGCCTAACCCTAGATTCGCCTATATAGCACCCACTTATTCAAGTGCAAAAAGAATTAGTCTCGACTATTTAAGAGAGTACACAAAGAACCTAGATTGTGAAATCAATATCGCTGAACTTCGAGCTGATTTTATGGGAAGGCGAATATCACTTTATGGTGCAGACAACCCTGATTCACTTCGAGGCATTTATTTAGATGGTTGTATTGTAGATGAGTGTGCGCAAATATCACCAAGTCTATTTAATGAAGTCATCAGACCAGCATTATCAGATCGAAAAGGTTGGTGTGCCTTTATTGGAACTCCAGCTGGTGATAACTACTTTAAAAAGTTAAGAGATCAGGCTGAACAAGATTCCGAATGGGGACTGATTGAATTTAAAGCAAGCCAAACAGGTATCATTCCTCAAGATGAATTAGATAGTGCTAAAAAAGCGATGGGCATTGACAAGTTCAATCAGGAATTTGAGATCAATTTCCACAGCCCTATTGTAGGTTCTTATTATGGTCAGCTACTCAATGAAATAGAAGAAAGAAACCATATCAGAGATATAGCTAGCGAGAATATGACTGAAAAGTGGACTGCTTGGGATTTAGGTATGAGTGACAGCACAAGTATTTGGGTCATGGAAACAGCAAGTGGTGAGCATAGAGCTATGGATTATTATGAAAACCATGGGCAATCACTTGATCATTATGTAGGTTGGCTCAAAGATAATGGTTACTTTGATTATCAGCATATCTTGCCTCATGATGTAAATGTAAGAGAATTAGGCACAGGTAAATCTAGATTAGAAGTTTTAACCAATGCTGGATTAGACATAATTGTAGCACCAAGGATGTCAGTTGATGATGGCATTCAAGCTGTTAGGCAAATATTACCTAACATGTATTTTAATAAAGACAAAACAAAATTTGGTTTAGAATGTTTAAGAAATTATCGGAGGCAATACAATGATAAACTTAATGCATATACTAACAACCCGCTTCATGATTGGTCTAGCCATTGTGCTGATAGTCTTCGGTATTATGCTATCGCTGTTGGCAATCAATCTAAACAAACCGATTGGACAAAACCAATCACAGATGACTACAAATCAGCCTTTGTCTGATGAGTGGGTCAGCTCAATTCAACCTTTGGATGATAAATGATAGAATTAATTAATTTAATAGAAGATAATATAGATGACAGTCTCAACTATATCAATGAAACTGTTCAGCCTGAAAGAAAGATGGCACTCGACTATTACCTTCGCAAACCCTATGGCAATGAGGTTAGAGGTAAGTCTCAAATAGTTACATCAGAGGTGTCTGAAGCTGTGCATGGTGCATTACCCCAGCTCATGAAGATATTTACATCATCTCAAGAATCAGTTGTATTTAATCCTGTAGGTGATGGCGATAATAATATGGCTGATACTGTCACACAATATGTCAATCATATCTTTAACAAAGACAATGCTGGTGCATTTATCTTACATAATTGGATGTTTGATGCATTGACTCAAAAGGTAGGTATTGTAAAAGCCTATTGGAATGATTCAGAAGAAGTTACACATGAAACATACAAAGACCTGACCGAAGATGAAATGGTGCAACTCTTACAATCTGATGATGATATTGATGTAGTCAGCCAGCGAGAAAGAGTGATTATGGAAAGGGCTGAAGACCCTATCACAGGTGAAGTCATTCCTGAAATCAAAGCCTATGACTTAAAAATAGCTATTAAAAGAAACAATTCCAAAGTCAAAGTTGAAAATGTCCCACCTGAAGAATTCTTAATCAACAAAAGAGCCACCTCAATTAATGATGCTACCTTTGTAGCACAAAGACAATATGTCACAAGATCAGATTTAATTCACATGGGTTTTGATCAGAAAGTGGTCGATGATCTGTCTACTGATGACATGATTGGTATTGATGAGGCTAATTGGTCAAAGACTACCGATACTAAAGACCCATCTCAAGATATTATTACTTTATATGAATGCTATATGGATGTGGGGCAAAAAGATGGCACAGCTATCAAGAAAAGAATCTGCTATGCATCTAAAGTCATCTTATCAGAAGAAGAATGTGATTATGTTCCATTCTATTCACTCTGTCCTTTCCCAATCCCTCACCAATTCTTTGGTCATTCATTAGCTGATAAGACTATGGATTTACAAGCGATTAAATCCACTATCACAAGACAAATGTTAGACAATCTTTATCTCACTAACAACAGCCGAATCGGTGTGGTTGAAGGACAAGTCAATATCGATGATGTTCTCACCTCAACTGCTGGTGGTGTGATTAGAATGAAAAATGCTAATGGCATTGTGCCATTGACTGTTCAATCATCTGCTGGACAATCTTTCCCAATGCTTCAATATTTAGATGAAGTGCAAGGCAAAAGAACAGGTGTTAATGACTTAAATCAGGGCTTGGACAGTAATATTTTACAGAATGTGTCAGCTACAGCAGTCGCTACCATGACTGCTCAATCACAAGGCAAATTAGAATTGATTGCTAGGGTGTTTGCTGATACAGGTGTTAAAAACTTATTCCAAGGTATCTTACAATTAGTCTGTAAATACCAAAATGAACCAAGACTTCTTCGCATTAATAACAAACCCATGAATATTGACCCAAGAGAATGGGATACTCAATATCATGTAAGCATTAATGTAGGTTTAGGTAATGGTTCTTCAGATCAAAAAATTGCAATGTTAGGTAATGTTCTAGCAAAACAAGAACAGATTCTAACTACTTATGGTTTGGCTAACCCACTTGTCACTATTAAACAATATAGAGAAACATTAGCCAAGTTTATTAATGCATCAGGATATAAAGATGAAATTCAATTTATTAATGAAATCAGCGATGAGCAAAGTCAAGCCATGGCTCAAATGGATGCTGAAAAAGATAAAACCCCAGCCGAAGTAAAAGCGGCGCAGGCTTTAGCCCAAGCAGAGCAAATGAAAGCTCAAATGCAACAACAAACTAAAATGGCTGAAATGCAACTCAAAGCAGAACAAGAAAAAGCCAAATTGGAACTTGAAAGATTACAGATGGAATTAGATTCATCTAAAGCTATGCTAGAAATTGAAACAGCAAGAGCTAAATTACAAGCCGAAACACTTATGAAAGAAGCTGAATTGGCACAAAAAGATAAAATGCAAGACAACAAAGACATTGAAACTATTGTCAAAGCTATTGATAAGGTAAGGGCATTGAACTAATGATTTCTAAAGACAGACTCAAAGAGATACTTGAAGACCCATCATTTAAACAAGTGATCGATGATATTATCAAAGGTCATGTTGAGGTGATTATTAACTCATCTGATAATGATGAATTCACAAGAGAAAAAGCTTATACAAGAATTAGGGTAACAAAGGAATTAGTCGACCACATTCAGTCGATTATTGACAGCACAAAAATTGAGGATGCAAAATGGACTTTATAAAATGGTTATCTAGCCAAGAAAAAATGTATGACCCACATGAAAATGCTAAAAGATTATTAGGTGGTAACACTTTAGCTGAAACTGTCAGCAAAGTGGGTGGGTATGAACCACAGAACATTGGTCAAATCACATCTAATGGTGTGACTAATACTTATGGCACAGCTGATTTAACAGGTAACACACAAAGTCTACTCACACCTTCTAAATTAGAGCCAGCACAGAATCAAGGTGGCTATGACCCAAGAGCAGATGCCCTAGCTAATGTATGGAAAACACCTAATGAGGGTACAAGGACTTATGGTGAGGCAGATTTAGGGGATAATTCAGGTGGATGGACACCTCCTGTTAAACCATCTCAAATCAAACCTCAAGCTGATCTAGGCAATAATAATACCCCTGTGACTCCTATTAAAGACCCTTATTCACCTTTTAGCAATGATGCTATGATGAAATTGGTTGACCCTAATTACAATGATGAGACACAAATCCAGCTCAATTATTTATTTAATAAATACAATGGTGATACAGCCAAGGCACTCATTGGACATAAAATGGGTGAGGACTTTATGGATGAGATCTATCAAGTCTATGGCGATGAATGGCTATCTAAACTCAATGTGCCATTAGTCGATTATCTAAAACAGTTTAATGCAATATAAAAGAATTTAGGCATTTAGCCTATTTGGTCGCTAGTACCTAACTAGCAAATGTAAGGAAACAACAATGGAAGAGCAAATTCAAGACTCCCAAGAACAGGGAATTGAACCTCAAACAGCCGAGCAAAGAATGGAATCTTTTCTCGAAGTAGAGAGTTCAGAAGAACCCACTCAAACAGAGGAAGAAACCAATGAAGAAATGGATGAGGAAGTATCTGCGGAAGCTGATGCGACTGAATCGGATGAAGAAGTAACCGAAGAAGAAGCAGAGGAAGTTACCGAAGAAGAGCTAGAGGAATCTGTTGAAGATGAACCTCAAACTTGGACAGTAAAAGCGAGTGGTGAAGAGAAACAAGTCACCATAGATGAACTTATTAAAAACTATCAGCTCGGTGCTGATTACACCAAAAAGACCCAAGACCTAGCCCAACAAAGGCAACAGGTAGAACAAAACATGGCTCTTATTAATGAATCAGCCAAGATGCGAGATTATTATGCTCAAGGTTTACAAGAGATAGAGAAACTTTTGGTTGACACCGAAGATGAATCTAGTCTTGAAGAACTTAGAGAAAAAGACCCGATACAATATGCTGTTAAAGTTGCAGAATTAAGTCAAAATAAAAAGAAAATTGATGCAATCAGGGCAGAGCAACAAAAAGTGGCTCAAGCCCAGCAACATTACCAGCAACAACAGTTAGCACAGCAAGTCGCTGAAGAAACAAGAAAGCTATCTGAACTGCTACCGGATTTTTCACACAAAGAGAAAGGCGAACAACTGAAGAATCAGATTCGAGCTTTTGGGTTATCACAAGGCTTTACCGATCAAGAACTTGCACAAGTTTATGATTCAAGGCATGTTTTAGTTTTACATAAAGCGATGAAGTATGATCAGCTAATGAAAAACAAAGCAAAGACAACCAAGAAGGTTGCCGATGCCCCTAAAATGGCTAAATCTAAAGCAAAAATGCTAGATACAAAGTCACAAGCCTATAAGAACCAAAGAAAAGCACTCCGAGATTCAGGTGACAGTAATGTTGCTGTCTCGGTATTTGAATCAATATTAAATAATTAAAGGAAAATAAAATGGCAGTTCCATTTCAAACCTATGATGCTGTTGGTAATAGAGAAGATCTAACCGACATCATTTATGACATTTCGCCTACAGATACCCCATTTATTTCAACTGTGGGAAAATCCAAAGCGAAAGCTACTTATCATGAGTGGCAAACTGATAACTTAGCTGATGCAACAGCAGACAATGCAGTAGTTGAAGGTGCAGATGCAACCTTTGCAGATTTAGCACCAACAACAAGAGTAGGTAACTATACTCAAATCCTTCGCAAAACTGTAACTGTATCTAACACACAAGATGTGGTAGATAAAGCTGGCAGAAACCGAGAGACTGCTTATCAGTTAACTAAAGCCTCTAAAGAAATTAAGCGCGACCTAGAGATGACAGCACTCTCCAACAATGTTGCAGATGCTGGTTCAGATGCTACACCTCGCAAGATGGCTGGTATCCAAACATGGCTCACAACTAATACAGTTGATGGTGCTGGTGGTGCATTTACTGAAGATATGCTTAAAGATGCAGTTAAACAAGCATTTGAATCAGGTGGCACACCAACCATGTTACTTGTAACTCCAACACAAAAACAAGTTGTGTCAGAGTTCACAGGTATTGCTGGTCAAAGGTACATGGCTCCTAAGTCTTCACCAACAACCATTATTGGCGCAGCGGACATTTATTTGTCTGATTTCGGTGCATTAAGTGTTGTTCCTGATAGATTCTTAACACCTGAGTGTGCTTTAGTGATCGACCCATCTATGTATAGCATGGCTTACCTTCGCCCATTCACACAACAAGAATTAGCGAAAACAGGTGACTCTACTAAACATATGATGTTAACCGAAGTAACATTACAAGTTAAAAATGAAGCATCTAGTGCTATCATTTCTAACATTGTTTAATTAAGATAGGGGGCGAAAGCCCCCATCTTTTATTTATATTATGAAAAAAACAACCATACTTACAGATGCAAATGATGATGCAGTCATAAAGCAAGAAGAAGATTTAACACCTTATATAGAACAGAATAAAAAAGAATACAATGAATCTACCAGCAATTGGTCAAGTAATCCATTGGGAAATAAGATTGCAAGTATTCCTAATATTGTGATTGATCAGCTAAATAAAGATGGCATTATGCAAGGCTTCCAAATTATTGACCAGCGAAGATTCTTCAAATGGCTTAATGACCCTGACAATCGATTTTTTAGAACCAAACAAGGAAAATTATAATGGCAGTTTTTACATCTTATAGTGATTTAAAGACACAAATCACTAATTATTTGGCAAGAGCTGACCTTGCAGACAAAATTCCTACTTTTATTGAATTAGCTGAAATCAGACTCAACAGAGATTTAAGAATTCGCCAAACATTACAGAATTCAACTTATACTATGGAAGTAGGCAATAAAAATGTGCCAACTCCAGCTGATTTTTTAGAGATGAAAGAACAGCATCTCAATACTAACCCTATTACTAACCTAACCTTTCAATCAACAAGTGTATTTTTTAGAAATGGTTTAGTGAATACAACAGGAAAACCTACTTATTACACTCAAGTGTCGAGTAATTTTGCTTATGCACCGACACCTGATTCAGCTTATGTGGTAGAAATGACTTATTATAAGAAACCTACCCCATTATCTGATAGTAATCCTAGTAATGAATATTTAGCTAATTGCCCTGATCTACTTTTATATGGTGCATTGGCTGAATCAGCCCCATATCTCATGGATGATGCAAGGCTAACCACATGGCAATCTCTATATAATGTAGGGCTTGCTTCTTTAACCAAGTCAAGTGAAGAGTCGGAATATCCAGCTCAACCTTTGGCAGTTCAACTATCTTAAAGGAAATATTTTATGGATATGTCTAACTATTTGGCTAATGCAATAGTGAATGCTACTGTCAGAGGTCAATCTTACACAACACCAGCAACAACTTATTTAGGTTTGTTTTTATCAGATCCAACTAAAGAAGGCATAGGCACAGAAGTGAGTGGTGCCTCTTATTCTAGAGTGCCTATTACTATGTCCGAACCTGTGAATGGTACATCTGCTAACCCATCAGATTTAGAGTTTGCAACAGCATCTACTAATTGGGGATTAGTGACTCATGTGGCTATTTATGATGCTATTTCAGGTGGTAATATGCTTTATTTTACTATGCTTGATGATGACAAAAATATTGAATCAGGTGATGTGTTCAAAGTAGCAACCAATAACTTAAGTCTAAACATTCAGTAAGGAATAAATCATGGCAGTGCAATTAAAAGACAGGGTTAGAACCGAATGTCAGGCAACAGGAACAGGTGACATTGTTTTTGGTGCAGATAAAGCTGGATTCTTAAATTGGAATCAAGTTACCGATAATGAAACAGTTTATTACTGTATTGAGCAAGGTGACTTTTTTGAGGTAGGTTATGGCAATAAGACTACCACAGGTATTGTTAGAAACCCTATCATCAATCATAATGGCACAACTGTAAAATGGAATATTGGTGCTGGTGCAGAAGTATTCTTAACAGTTCCAGCTGATAAATTCCCTCATTATGATGTTGCTGGCAATTTAAGAGCAGACACTAGAAACATTTATGCTTCTAACTTTATTGGTAATGCTTCTAATATGTCAGGTTTACCTACCTTAACATCATTAGGCATACCGAATCACAATCTTGTAACAGTCGATGGTGCTGGGGAGGTCACAGCTACCTCATTTACAGGTAATGGTTCAGGATTAACCAATTTACCTCTTACAGGCTATGCCACAGAAGCATGGGTAGGTGGTCAAGGCTATCTCACAACTGAAACAGACCCAACAGTACCAGCTCATGTTAAAGGTATTACTGCTGAACAAATTGCTAATTGGGATTTGGCTTTCTCATGGGGTAACCATGCCAATTATAACTATGCAACTAAAGATTATGTAGATGCATACCCAATTCAAAATTTAGACCCATTACCATAATATGCCTATTCAAGATAATGACCTATTTGTAGTAGGTAGAGATAATAATTATTATCAAATCACTGCTAAAGAAATCAAAGACAGTTACTATGGTTCTAATCCTATTGAGGAAGATGTCAATTTAGGTAGCTTGAGGATTCAGGAAAATACCACAGGTGTGTTTACACATAATAATGGGACTAATCCTGATGCATTGACTATTAGTTTTTGGTATAAACCTTGTCATTTTCCTAAAAATAATGACAGAAATATACTTACTTTAACTAATGCAGATCAATCTCATGTCATTAAAATTTATATCAATACTTTTCAAAAAAATGAATTGATATTTAATCATACTAAGACAGGTGTAGGGTCAGATATTCATTATCTTAAAGCCCCTATGGGTGATGATACAGCATGGCATCATATCCACATAACCATGGATAGCTCAAATACTACTTATTATCTTAAAGGTGGTATGGCTGAAAAATATGCAACTGCATTTGCAAGTGGGTTTCCTTTAGGCACAGGTTATAAGATGTATATTCATGATAATGTGAATGAGGTAGCTAAAGGTTATGGTCAAATGGCTCATCTATCTATTATTGAAAGTGCTGTTGAGCCTTTAGATAACACAGGCTATTGGAATGAAAACAACCAATGGACACCTAAACAATATTCAGGTGCTTATGGCACTAATGGTGGTTATTGGCAATTTAATCATACTGATGCAGACACTTCAGGCAATAATAACAACATTACTCTCACAGGTGAGGTTGATTATAGTTATGATGCCCCTAGCAATAATTATGTATCTTTGACAACTACTTGTAATTCGCAAACAACAAACAATAGTGATTACAATTTTAGATTAAGTCATGGTGGGACAAGATTGTATTCTGACAATCAATCTTTTGATGGCTACAAAGCACAAGGTAGTTATTTACCACCGACAGGCATTTGGTATTGGGAGGTGACTTTATTATCAATAACTGGTTCTGATAATGCTAAAAATCATATTGGTCTTGTTCAAGCTGGGTCTAATGATTCTTCAAACTACAACAATACTGTTTATGTTAATGGAACAGGCACACTTCAAAATATTGGTGTCCCTACTCAAAGCTGGATGCCAGCATGGTCTCAAGGGGATGTCATTGGGGTTGCATGGGATGCTGATTTAAAAGAATTACATTATTATCAAAATGGTACTTACATAAACAAGGTTACCCTCAACCCAAGTCAACTTCCTAATATTGATAGTATTGTGCCTTTTGCTCAAATTGATGGTAATGTTGGTGATTCTTTAGAGGTTAATTTTGGGCAAAAAGATTGGGTTTATGAGCCACCTGAAGGGTGTGTTCCACTTAATACTAATGAAATATTAAGAAAATATGATTGCCCTAAAATTCATGAGCATGTAGCAACTGATTTCCAAAAATTTGCTAATACTGACACACTTGATTTTGGTAATGTGCCTGTGGATGCTGTTATTGGTTCGCTTCCATCTCAACTTGGCGATATATTTACTGTCAATCAAGTACCACAACCTGATAATAATATGACAGGCTTGCAACCTGTTGTTTTAGGTCAAGATGTTATTAATAACAACCCTTTAGGTTCATTTAGTGCTGATAATAGAAAATATACTATTACTGACAAATCTTATGCAACTTTAGGTAGTTATAATGAGGCTTTGCAAGCATTAGGTATTAGAGCTGGAACTGATGTTGAACATAAAACATTTAATACTCAACCCTATACAGTTAGCACTAATAAAGAATTAGGTTTTGCCATTATTAAATATAGAGATACAAGTAGTGGTGTTCATAATTTTGAGCATGGTCTTGATGCTATTCCTCATTCTGTTATTTCTTTTGAT